GTCAGGACGTCATGGGACACCGAAGAGCACCATCCGCGCTCGCTCGACCGTGATCGAGGCCGAGCTGGTCTTGTTCGCGAACCAGACACTCACGACGTCATCCTCGTCGAGTTCGAGGAGCCACATGGAGTGCAGCTTCGCGACGACTTGATTCGTCACGCTCGCATTGCATTCCGTCGCGTCGATCGGCGTGCCGTTCAACGCGAGTTTGATGCCGAGCGTCTTCGGTGCGGATGCCGTGACGTCCGCGGTCGCGATCACGTACGTCATCTGCGGTCCCGGATCGGTGCGGCGAATGCCGAACACGCCGCTGGCGCCGGCGGCGGTACCGACGTCCGTGGTGCCCTCCAAGGTGCCTGTGAGGCCGCTGTTGATGAACACCCCTGGCGTGATGCCAGTGAAGTCGATCGTGCCGCTTGTCGTGCGGTACAGCGCGCCTCGGAACTGGTTAGCGGGTGGACCCGCGGGTCCGACGGCTCCCGCCGTGACGACGAGCGTTTCGGTGTTGTCGACGACGACGATCATGCCTTGACCTCCCGCTCGACCGTCAGGGCGCCATCGAGGATCGTGAGACGCCTCGAGTCACTGAAGGTGATGGTGATCTCGTACACGTACCAGTTCAGCGTGAGTGCTCGCGTTTGCGTCGGTGTGAGCGTAAGGGTGAAGACGCCACCCGTCGCGTTCGTGATGACGACCTCGGGAGCGGTCGTGAACTGCAGCGCAGGTGCGCCGCCGGGGACGGGAGCGATGCTGAACTCCACCGTGGCGCCGAGGAGACTCACGGGCGTCGTGTTGTCATCTTCCTTGACGGCGATCTGGTGCTTGAACGTGTCGCCTTGCCTGGCTGTGAACGTGTACGCCATCTAGGGTTCCTCCTCGGGATCCGGTTCGGGTTCGGGTGCTGGCGGGGAAATGAACTCGTCGAGGACTGGATCGTACGTGCCACCGATCCGAGCGTACCGACCACGGAACGAACCGTCCTCGCTAGTCTCCAACCACGTGTCTTGATTCCGATAGAGGCCGTGCAGGAATGCTTGACCGAGCGGTTCGCTGTCGGGGAAGGACAAGTTGCCGCAATCTTGATTGCTGACGACGACTACTTGGTCGATGATGCCGTCCGCGGGAACATGCGCGAAGAGGTGACTCATGAGAGGGGGTACCTAATCACGATGATGCCGCTTCCTCCGTTGCCTGCGTTTGCATCATCTGCACCACCGCCGCCATCTCCGGTATTCGCTGCGCCAGATGCGCCACCCGTACTTGGGGTCACTTGCCCATCGCCGCCGGTTGCGTACGTGACGCTTGAGCCGGTGATGTCGCTTGCAAGGCCAACGCCGCCGACGGTTTCGACAGTGTTGTTATTAGCCGATGCGTTCGATGCGGCTCCACCGGCACCGCCCCCACCGGCTGCCGCAGCAACGGTTCCAGCAGTTCTTGTTGCGCTCGCATCACCACCTTTGTTCCCCTGGCCGCTTGTTCCTGCTCCACCTGTTGCAGTCGTCGTTCCGGTTGTCGATCTCGACACTGCGGCTCCGCCGCCGCTGCCTCCCGATAATCCATTGTTATCGCCGAAGTTGTTTGAGCCGCCACCACCGCCCCCGGTGGCAGTGATTGAAAGTTCAACGATTTGGCTATTGCTACCGCTTGCGCCAGCGTCGTTTACGGTTGCACCAGCGCCACCGCCGCCGATCGTAATCGTGTAAGTCGTTGCGGTGACCGTGCTGGAGCCGGTTAGCATGCCGCCAGCGCCGCCGCCAGCGCCAGCGTTAGCTCCTCGACCTCCTCCTCCGCCGCCTGCGACGACGAGGTACTCGATCAATCCATCAGAACCAGCGTCAGACACGACGAACGAAGTGCTGCTCGTAAACGTGTGGATCTTGTAGTTCCCGACGGTAGTCTCAGTGCCGCCCGTCGCGCTGATCGGAACGAATCCGCCTGCGGCATTCGCGAGGAACGCTGGGTCACCCAGCTTGAGGGTCTTCACGGTTCAACCGCCCACGCGGCGATGATGTCGGTCTCGTTCGTTCCGAACGCCGTCAGCGTCAGGATGCCGACCTTGTTCGCGTTGAGCGTGAAGCCCGACGCGGGTTTCGTACCCACCCAACGCCAGCTCGCCGAGTAAGTGATCGTGCGATTCGTGCCACCGTTGATGATCCTCAGGGTCGCCGATCGACCCGCCGCGCGGTTACTCGTCACGAGCGACGTGATGTTCCCCGTCAGCGTCCCTGTCGTCTGAAGCATCGAGCTGCTCAAGTCCACGGTGATCGTGCCCGAGGTGCCAAGCGTGACGAGCGTCGTCTCGACCTGTTTATTCGTGACGATCGCACCCGTCATCGTGCCGCCCGACAACGCGAGGAGGTCACCGACGGCGACGGAGGCTTGCTTGATGAGCTTTCCGGTTGTTCCGTCGAAGAGCGCGATCCGATCCGTCGTCACGCTCGACGGTCCCACGACCAGATCAGCTTCGAGCTTCGTGCCGTCCTGCAGAACCTTGCCGGTCGTACCGTTGTACACGGCGACCCGTCCCGAGGTCGCGCTAGCGGGACCCTCCACGAGATTCGCTTCCGTCTTCGATCCCTGCTTCACGAGCTTCCCGGTCGTGCCATCGAACACGACCAACCGCTCATTCGTGACGGTCGTTGCGGGACCCTCGACAGCCTTCCCGAAGTTATTGTTCACCTTCGTCATGCCCGCCCGAGGAGTATCCCCAGTTCCGTCGTTCGCGACGGTGCCAACATTCACGGTCTCGAAAGCCATCAGTTCCTCCCGCTCGCCGTCACGAACACCATATCGACACGGTACCCCGCCTCGATCGGCGTTCGCGCGAACGACTGCAACGCCAGAATGTCAAAATCCCCAAAAATCACCCGGATCAGAACGGCATCCTCAGCGGCAGACTGAACTGCGCTCACGTCCCCCGCTGCCGTCACGATGCCATCATTCGCCACCGACCACACTTCACCAGTCACGCGCAGCAACTGAGGACCAGGTCGACCACTGCCAGCCTGGAACCAGACGCTCCCGTACGGATTCCTGAGCATCTGACGATCGAACGTGATCGAATCCGCTTGAGCATTCCCGACAATGTACGACCACGATCCCGATGAATCACGAAAAATCACGAAGCCATTCGTCGCGGGAGCATCCTCATCCCACGTGAACGCTGTCGTGCTATCCAGCGTGATCGCGGTCGTATCAAGCGTCACGAACGGCGTCATGCTGGACCCGTCGGCGCGAACGCGAGCGTCACGAACACATGCGGTTGCTCCAACTCGATCGTCGCACTCACGATCCCATCCACCGCTTGCGTACCCTCGTAAGTCACCACTTGCGTCGCCAAGTTCGCCGTCGCGATCACCGAGTACGCTGCCTCGTACGCTTCCTTGTACGACGCCTCATCCATCAGGACCCGCACGGTGAGTGGTGATGGTAACTCGAGGAGATCGCCATCCACGCGAGCATCCGTCGAGTACCTCGGCTGGAATGCCGTGACGGCGTACGATTTCGTTCTCGGCTGGATCGTGTACACGTTGAACGTCAGGACGCTACCGACGCTCGGCGTGATCGACAGGGGAGTCACAGCGTCTCCTTCGTTTGAGTGAGGCGACGAACGAGGGCGTCGAGCACGATCGCTTCCGCTTCGAGATCAGCGTCGTACCGCTGCCCGGCGTAATACCTCGTCGTGACGCCGCCATCGATCGTGATGCGGTACTCGACGCGCTCGACGGGCATGATGACGTTCGTGCCGCCGTCACCAGGTGCGATATCCAGTTCCGTCGCGATCCCCTGGTACCCCTGCAGGTCGACGATTGCGGCTTCCTGCTGCAACGGCTTGATGAGACTCTGGAAGACGCGATCCCTGACGTCAGTATCGACTTCGTACATAGCGCAATCGTAGATTCGCAAGCCAGTCACGCCGAGGATCTTGATGAACTGAACAGGGTCGATCGTGATCGACGTTGCTGGCGCTGGTGGATTCAATGGAATCACGACCTGCCTCGGGATGATTTCCGTGTCCGTGTTCGTCGCGGGAAACTCGTACACGACCTCACTCGTCCACGTGTACTGAGTCGGACCGATAAAAGCCGACTTCGAACCAGTTCTCAGAATCGGCACTGGCGCATCGCTGCTGTACCAGAGAACGATGACGTCTCCAGCTTCAGCGTCGATTTGGATGACGCTCGGATCAGACCAATCGACCGCCTGCCCACTGGCGTGAGCGACAGCTGCGCCAGCGTAAACGCTCGCGTAAGTCGTCAGGTCCCCATCCGTGCCATCAGCAAGATCGTTCCAATCAGCATTCGCTGCGAACGACTCGCTTCTCCTGATGTAGTAATCAAGCGGGTTCGTGACTGTGATGACCTTCTGAATCAACGGTGCATCACTGACGCCTGGAAAGACGGCAGTCGTCGGCTGTATCGACAATGCACCAAAAGCGTTGCCGGTCATATCGACCGTCGTACTGCTTGTCGCCTCACGAGAAAGCACAGTCACGACATTCGCTTGAGGTCCGCCAGCAAACAGTACGAGGTACGGGAACGTGAACTGGTTCTCTGTCGAGATGGGTTGCCATTCGACGCTGACATTCGGATCGGTCTCATCAACCGCAAGGCTAGAATCGAACACGCGACGGAAGAAGAAGTACCCCGTCGCATCGACACCCCACCTGACTGGAGGAACGACATCGCCAGCGTTGAACGTGACGCCGTCGTACACGTACGTCTCGCTGGCTGGCACGATGAATGCGCCGACTTGCGCTGCTCTCTGATCGAGGAAGTCCCCGAAAATCTGAAAGTCCGTCTGCGCAGTTCCGATCGAGAATCCAGTCGTGGGTGTCGAATCTGAATCCCTCGTCACGCCGGGGTAAACAGTCACGCCAAGAGGACCAGTAAGACTGAATGCCGGAAGATCAGCAGCATCCGTACTGGTGAGGCTAGCGTAAGGCCAGTACGGAAGCCGAACGATCGGAGCCTCGTACATCCGCTGCTTCAACCCGAGCGCCTCGTAAGTCTGCACGCGATCCGATCGAGTCGTCCCGACCGTCGTCACGACACCCTTCCAGACACTCACCCACGAACTCGTACCCGTGTCGTACAGCTGCAGGGTGATGATGTACCTCGGACCGATCGCGTTCCTGCTCGGCAACGCGCTGAACTGCATCGTGAGGCAGTTACCAGCGGAGTCGACATCGAAGCTGTCGAAGCTTACGATGCCGCCATCGCCGTCCACTTGACCTGGTCCGTACGTCGCGACGCTAACGTTCGCTGGCGTCGCGACCTGCAATCGCCACTGCATCAGAGGGGCCTAAGTGCCTTCGTGATCCCGCGAGGACCGAACGTTTGCGTCGTTGGCATTCTGATTTCGACTCCCTCCAGGATGAGGCGATCAAGGAGTGGCGTGAGGCGCTCGAGGCTCGCAGTGAATGGCGGGAGGGCATCGAAGCCGCTGTCGCGCGTGAGGTCGCCACCACCGACGGCTGCAGCGAGGAGATTCGCGGCTTGCAGCATGCGAATGCTCGCTTCGACGATGGGTGTCGCGACGGCGAACTGGACGCCTTGGCTGGTGCCGGTGAAGACGGCGGGTGTCGGATCGGGGAAGACGGTTGGGCGATCAATCGGCGGCACCGGGGTCGGCGTGGGTGGCGTCGGCGCCGGAGGCGTCGGCGTTCTCGGTGGCGTGCCACTTGGCTTGTTTCCACCCCACCTTCCACCGCCGCCACCTCGAGGGGGTCCATCGGGGTATCGATCGCCGGGTGTACCGCCACCAGTACCTGGCGGCTTCCTCGGAATGCGAGGAATGCCGATGAGGGTATCGTCTGGCGGTTGCGGTCCCCTATCCCCCGGTGGTTCATCCGGTGGTTCATCAGGTGGCTCGACGGGAGCAGGTGGCCCGACAGGAATGGGAATCGTTTCCGCGGGAGGCGGAGGTTCCGGTCGAGGTTCACGAAGGTCAGGGAACCCACCTGGAGGAGCCGAAGGTCCAGAGCCGATCAGAGGAACGAGGTTGCGAACTCGACCAAGCGTGAGGATCGCGACGGCAGTATTGATCACGGTCGCGAGCGCGTTGTACACCCCGCGGATGACTGCCGCGACGCCATTCAGGACGGGAGCGAGGACGTTCTGAATGATCCACGTGATCGGCTTCAGGGCTCCAGTAAGGAGCGAACCGAACGCGGAGAACAGGCTGCTTGCGACGTCGATCAGAGGCTTCAATGCGTCGAACAACGCGACGAACAACGGACTCAAGGCTTCAATCAGCGGCTTGAAGACATCCGTCAGGATCGCCGTGATAGGTTCGAGTGCGTAACCGAGCAGATCGACGAACGCCACAATGACCGGCTGCAATGCCGTTAGGAGATCAACGACGGCTGCGAGGAACGGTTCGAGTGCAATCGCAATGACGCTACCGACCACGTCGATGAACGGCTGCAGAGCTTCGAGGGTTCTCTCGAAGACCGCTCGAACAGCCTCGCTGGCGTCGATGACGGTCATCAGGATCTCGGCCAGGATCGTGAACGGATCGAACGTTAGACTAACCGCATTCGTCGCTTCATCCAACGAAATCGAGAAGCCGCTGAGGAGATCGCCGAGGAGAGGAACGTTTGCCGTTAGCGTGTCGAATAGCCTGACGACTACATTCCCGAAGCCAGTCAATGCCTCAGAAACGTAACCGAGCTGGTCAGCGAAATGATCGAGGATCGCTTGGATGCCCGTCGCGATACCAGTCGGCAGATCGCCACCTTCGCCGGTGATCCCGAGAAGTTCATTCTTGAGAGCTACGACTTCCCGAAGTCGTTCGGCGAGGCCCAGGTAGGATTCCGACTGAGCGCCAACGAAATCCATCTCCATCCCGATGGCGATGGCGTAATCATCGAACGCGCGAATGAGTTCATTCTCCGTGACGAGACCGAGTTCAAACTTCCTGCGAGTCAGGTTGGCGGTTTCTTCAGCCAACTCCATCGTCGATTCCGCGAACCGAGCGTAATCCGGGAACTCAGCTTCCGCGGCAGCTCGACTCGTTTCCTCGATGCCTAGCCGAATATCCTCGGTGCCATCGACGATGTCGTCGATGAGTTCGTTCGTCTCAGCCGCGTTCCGATTCAGGAAGTCCAGGACGGCATTCGTTTGCGCTTCGACCCCGTCGACGATGTTCTCAGTGAACTCGAGGACTTCTTCGCCGGTATTCCTGACGTCATCCTCGATGCTGTCGATGATCTCGCCGCGAATCCGATCGCTTTCCTCGACGCCATCGTTCACCAGGGTCGCGAGATCGTTCATGTCGCTCGCGATCTCATCCGCAAGCAACTCGGTTTGCCGCGTCAATCCATCGCTGATGCGTCTCGCGTCAGATACTGCCGCTTCGATGGATGCCGTGAGTTCTTCGTAGTCGAACTCGAAGGTGTCGATGCTGTCGATGAGCGCGTCGATGGCAGCGATGTTCGTGAACACGAACTCGATGGCTGCGTTCGCTTGCCGCTGCAACGCCTCGGCTGCAGCGTCCGCTGCCGCGCTCGCTGCCTCGATGCCATCGGTGATGCTTCCCAGGGCGGCAGCGTTTGCCGCGTCGATTTCCGCGATCGCTTCATTCGCTGCCGCTGCGGCAGCAGCTGCGGCTGCCATCGCTTCAGCAGCTTCGTCGCGTTGCTTTACGCTGGATTCCGTCGCGGCATCCGTTGATTCAGCGAGTGCCCGATTGGCATCAGCTAGCGGTTCAACGCCGGAAGAGACGGCAGTCTGATTTGTTCGCGTTATTCCCTCGACGGTGCGATTCAACGCAGCGGTCGCTGCGTCGTTCGCTTCGAGTTCCGTCCGAAGTGTCGCTTGCCTCTCCGCGAGGATCGTCACTTCGCCAGCGGACTGCGCGAGGTAATCGTTGTTCGTGTTGATCGTCGAGTTCAGCAGGCGAATGGTCTCAGTGTGATCCTGAGCATCGCGACGTTCCCGCAACCGAAGGCGATTCACTTCCCGCTGGTTAATCGCGTTCTGTTCGAGGAGACCATTCCGTCGATCGATCAACGTGTTCAGATTCGACGTCGTAGTCAGCAGTTCAGTTTCGATATTCGATCGTGCGGTCGCGAGGACGGCTTCCTCGCCGGCAACCTGAGCGCGCGCCCACGCTTGAACGATTCGATCAAGTGCTTCCTCGGCGGTATCCGCCGTCGCGATCGACTCGAGGGCGTAGTTGATGAACGCTTGCCGACCGTTCTCGTTGATGTCATTCGCGAGGGTCGAGACGCGGCTGAGGAGCGAGTCGCGTGCCGCGCGATCCGCAATGCGAGCGCCGACTTCCTCGAGCGTATCCCCGCTCGCGATTGCCGTCTCGGCGTACTCGAGGAATGCCGTCTTCGCATCACCATCGAGGGTGTCAGCGATCTCGTTCACTTTCGAGCGGAGACTCTCGACGCTGTCGGTCGAGTCCATCACCGATGTGCTAACTGCGCGGATCGGGGTGATGAAGTCTCTCGCGGCAGTCGTTAGTCGTTCAGTTTCTGCGGTGACGAGTTCGATCGCGCGCGCGTTGCGTTCCAACGCGATGGAGCCAGGACCGAGTTGCTCCTCGACTTCTTTGGCGCTGTCTCGCGTTGCGAGGAAGCCTGCCGTGAGGCCAGCGAGGGCGGTGACGCCGAGGATGATCCACCCGGCTGGACCAGCTGCGGCGAGCATCGCTGTGCGAAGCACCGTGATTGCCGTCGTGACTGCCGTCAAACCGGTGCGGAGTGCGAGGAAGACTTCGACTGCCTTACCTGCAGCGAGAAGCAGCGGACCGATGCTTGCAACGACCGCGGCGATGATCGTCGCGATCCGAAGCACGAGCGGATTCAACTCGCTCATTGTCGTGAGCCAGCCAGCAAGGCGATTCACGAGATTCGTGACGAACTCCAGCAAGCCGCTTTCGGCGACGGCGATCTGCAACGCCTCGAAGGCGCTGCTCAACTCGGCGATCGCGCCGTTGAAGCCCTGCATGCGCGTCGACGCGAGTTCTGCAGCCGTCCCGGAACTGTTCTGAAGCTGCGTGTTCAGTTCACGAAGCGCATCGGTGCCGCGAGACAAGAGCGCGGTGAGGGCAGGACCGCCCGTTTCACCGAATGCCGCCATCGCCTGCTCAGCCGTGAAGCCTTGCGTTTCAAGCTGGCCGAGAATGTCCGCGAGCGGGAGCATGTTTCCGCTCGTGTCTCGAGTCACGATGCCGAGATCTTTGCTTTCGCTGACGAGCTGCGTCAGGATGCTTCTTAGGCCAGTACCTGCTGTCGATGCTTGAATGCCGGCGTCGCTGAGGAGACCGATTGCAGCGCTCGTCTCCTCGAACTCGAAGCCGAGACCGTTCGCGATCGGCGCGACGTACTGGAATGCATCACCGAGCTGCGTGACGTCCGTATTCGCGGATCGGGCAGTATCAGCGAGCACGTCGTTGACGCGCCCAACCTCGTCCGCTTCGATGCCGAATCCGCGAAGTGTCGTCGCGGCAATACCGGCAGCATCCGCGAGATCAAGACCGCTGGCGGCCGCGAGTTCCAGGACGCCCGGCAACGCATCGTAGATTTCTTCGACGTTGAAGCCTGCCGTCGCGAGGTTACCCATCGCATCGGCAGCCTCGCTGGCGCTGAACGCGGTCGTGGCACCAAGATCTCGTGCTAGGTCACTCAATCGTTCGAACTGATCGCCGGTCGCTCGCGTGAGTCCCTGCACGCGATTCATGCTCGATTCGAAATCGCCGGCGGCACGAATCGCCGTAGCACCGAACGCGATCAAAGGTGCGCTCAGGAGCGTGAAGGTGCCGCCGATGCTATTCAGGGTGCTTTGCAGGCGCTCTAGGCGTTGCCCGAGATCCCGTTCGATAGCAGCACCGGACTTGCTTGCTGCCTGCTCGGTATCCCGAAGGCCGCGAGTTACACCGGAGGAATCAAGGCTGATGCTACCGAACAGGCTCCAGACGTTCACGATCTCATCCTACGCCTTCCGAATGCCACCGCGTTTGAATGCCTCGCGTACCTTCTCAGCATTCGCTGATCCCGTCCCTTTCGGAGCGAGCGCAGTCGCTTTCCGGCGTTGCGTGTTCTCAGCGAGACCGAGGCTCGTGAGGTACTGCGTGAAGTTCGGTCTGGATTTCGCACCTAGGGCACTCATGATCATGTCGCGAACTTGCCAGCCGATGAATGCTGCCTTCTGCAACTCACTCCGTTGCTGGTTCAGTTCCCGTTCGCTGGCGAGCCTGACTTCCTGTTGCAAGCGGAGGTACGGCAGGTTCAGGAGCGTTTCGTCTGGTGTTCCTGACCAGCCGTGCCTCCTGAGCGTTTGAAGCGCGATTGCTAGGCTGTCGGCGTCGAGTTCGACATGCCCGGCAGACGACCCGCTGCCGCCTGCACGCGCTCGATAAAAGCTCGGAGGTCCTCGTGCTTCGCTACGGCTTCGATGATGTCGATCGCGGCGGTAATCGGGAAGCGATCGCCATCCTCAAGATCCGCGGGAGTGACACCGATCAGGTCGGCGAGGAGGGCAGTAACTTCCCGCTCGCTCGTCACGAGGGCTTGCATGAGTGCCTGGAGGATCTGCGGTGCAGTCAGTTGCCCGTTGCCGGCGAGGATCGCATTCGCACCTTTGGAGACGATCGGGACGATTCTGAAGACGTCCTTCATGCTGAGGCGACGGAGTGGGTACTCGACGCCGGCGATCGTGACGGTGGGTGGCGTGTAGAGGATCGGATCGACGGCGGGTGCTGCCGGGGTGCGCTTTGCCACGTGTGGGACGCCTCCATCGCGTCAGTCCTAACGTAGCACGACGCCAGGATTTCTCCTGGCGTCGATGCAGCGGTCGGGTTGTGCTTAGGCGGGGTTGACGGTGCCGGGGTGGTAGATCGCGAACGCTTCGGTGTTCGGCGCGCTCGCGAGGACGTGCCCGACGAACGAGATGCTCATGACGACTTCGTCCTCGTCCGTGAACGTGAGTTCGGGAGCCTCCATGACCATCGCGTTCGTGATGACGATCACGATGGGGGTGTCGGTGCCCTTCACGGTCGACGCGATCGCGACGTTCGTGATGTAATCCGTGTCTTCGATTTCGCCGCCGGTGATCTTCGCGAAGACGCCCGCGGCGGCGTTGTTCGCACCCGCGATGGCGTACTCGACGTTCTCCTCGCTGATCTCGAGGGCGTTCACGGTGAGGGTCGGCGTGCTGGTCTGGCGGCGGTTGAAGCCCTTGATCGGGCCGATCGCGCCGTCGACGGGCATCTGGCGGATGACGCGGTTCACACTGAAGGTGTTCCCACCGCGGGTGCCACCGAGGCGAACGGCGCCCGAGGCAGCGGTCGCGTCACCCCACGGGTCAGTCGCGCTGCCGTCCTCAAGCGCGGTGACGTCAATGTTGATCCACACTTCACCGGCGTCGAGGACGGTGTTCAGCGCGGTGCGGGTCGAAAGGCCAGAGCGACCTTGAGGCATTTTATTCTCCAATCACGCCAGGCGCGGGAGCGCTCGGGCGGAAAGCGCGGCTTGAGTGAGGCCGCTTGGTTGGTGTGATGAGGTTCGGCTCCCCCACATGCTGAATGGGAAGCGGAACGCACAGTCCCATCGTAGCACCGTGCTCCTGCAGGATCGTTCGAAGCGCGTGATCCCACGGTCCGAGGCCGCGTTCCCAAACTTGCAGGCGAGCATCGTTCTTCAGGCGGACTGCCCAGTCGATCGGGATCCAGACGGCTTGACTTCCCCACCATCCCCTAAGGTCTTGGACGGTGACGATGGTGGATTCTGGATCTTTGCGGCTGGTGCCGCGCGCGAGAGGCTGGTACCGCTCGGGGAAGAATCGCTCGACGGGACTGTAGAGGGTCGTGATGCGCGTCTCGTTCTCTTCGAGGTACGCGAGCCAGCTCGCGAGTGTCGCGGAGGGCAGGATGTCATCCTCGATGAGGAGGATGGCTTTCGCGTCCATCTTGCCGGCGAGGCGCTCGACAGCGTACTTGAGTGCCGTCCATGCGTTTCTGCGGTTCATCGCCTGCTTCGGCGCTTCCGTTTGCACCTGCACGTGATGCACGGGAACGCCAGCGGCGTGGAACGCTTCGATGGTTCGCTCCCTCACGGTCGCGCGTGAAGCGTGCGAGAACATAGCGACCACCGTGCTGCTGTTCGTCACTGGATCACGCTCCTGGCGGCACGGGGGCTACGACGTTCCCCCACCGCTGAATGCGCCAGTTGGTGCCGACGATCGGGCGATCGAGTTCGTCGGTGCTGAGGTGCGCTGGCGTCCATGCTGCGATGAATCGATCGTACGAGTTGCCGTTGATGCGGAGGTGCCGACCGCTGAGGATGCGGTACGCCTGCACGGCGATGGTTTGCGCGGCGGCGATCCCGGCGTCTTTGCCGACGCGTGCCCACATTTGAACGGCGAGTTCCTCGAAGACGGGGAGGTTCTCGGCGGTGAAGTCCTTGTTCGGTCCACCTTCGTACTCGCGGAGCATGAGGACGGTGTCGGGTTGGTCGGGCATGCGGCCGAGTGCGATGGGGGTCGTGAAGCCGTACTGGATGAGGCGTGCGCGCATGTCGACGATGACGCTCACGATCGACCCCTGGTGGCTTTCTGCAGCTCGTCGGTGACGATGCCTCGGAAGGTGGGTTGGAGTTGCCTGCCGGGCGTTTCGATGAACTTGTTCGCTGTTCTGGTCATGTGTCTGGAGTGCGCTTTGACGCGGATGCGTTTCGGTGCGATCACTCGCCCGAATGCCGTGCGGATCTCGCGAGTGTGCTCTTTGACGTTCACGCGGCCGCTGAAGCCTTCGTGGACGGCGAGGGCGTACTCGACGTTCGTGCCGACGATCGCCGTGAGACCCTGATTGAGTTCCTGCACGCCGGTGCCGAGCGCTGGTTGGTTCGGGGTGCTAAACGCGATGCTGCTGCGGAGGCGACCCGTGTCGACGGGAGCGAGTTGCCGCGCTTCAGCTTGCCAGCGGATCGCGATCCGGTCGAGGGCACGCTTGAGGGCAGCCTCGATCGTCTTGTTGACGACTGGCACGTTCGTGTCGAGTTCGAAGCTGATACCTTCCGACTGCTTCCTCATGCGAGGTACCCGACGAAGTGACTGAACTCACCGCGCGTGTTCCGATTCCGACGAACGACCACGACTTCTCGTTTGCGGCCATCCTCGTCCGTGATGCGATCCCCGACGCGAATGACCGCGTCAGTGCTCACGTGCGCATCGCTGGTGATTTCCCGATCCGTTTCGGTGCGGACGACATTCTGCTCGTTGAACCACCGGACGCGAATCTCGGTCGCGATCCCGTACGTGTTCCCGCCGTAAGCGTCAGTTCCGATGCGGCGTTCGAGCGTGCATTTCTGCAGGAAGAACCGCTCGATCCACACGTTAGAGTCCCGTGTCGATGATGCGGTACGGGGACAGAAGCGCGATCGCGTCACCCCTGAGGCCGCCATTGAAACTCATGCTCGCACCCTGGTTGTTGCTGACGTTCCCGTACGTGATGCTGGCGTTGTCGATTCGTTCCGTCTGCACGTTCGCGTTCGGTCGATCGAGGTAGTCGCTCACGTGCGCGATGATCGCCTGCTGAATGCCCATCGGGACGCTGGCGCTAGTGCTGCCGTAACCGGCGTTGTACGTGACGAGGACGGCAGCGCGATCCCGAACGTCGGTTGGCCAACTGACGCCTGGGTTGAGCACTACCCGCGCGGGTTCGGTGATCGAATCGACGTAGTAGGACGACGAATCGATGGTTCGAAGCGTGTTGCTCTCGTCGTAGTACTGCACGGTCGTGAGGGTCACGAGCGGTGGTCTGGGGAGCAGGATGGGTTCCTGGCTGATGAACGCGCGTAGGGGCGCTTGAATGGTGCCATCCCACCATGGGATGCGGCCGGGGGGGAAGCGATCGACTTGGTACTGGATGGTTTGCGTGATGAATGCGCGCGCGGTGAACTCTTCCGCGAGGGTGCGTGCGATCGTGATTTGCATCGCGATCGTTGCGTCGCGCGTGTCGGTGGTGATGCCGAGCATCGCTTTGACTTGCTCGACGCTCACGGGTTCGATCGCTGGCGGTACCGTGACCCGGAGTGCCCATCGTGGGTCGGGTGTCCAGCGGGAGCGGAGGGCGGGAATCACTTGATGCGCTCCACGGTCGCCTTCGCTTTCCTGCTTGGTGCGGAGCGAGCGGTGATGCTGCTGCTGCGCGGGATGGCGGGCGTGTTCTCGTCCGCATGCAGTCTTTCTGCCCAGCCTCGCTGCAGTGCAACAGTCACGAAGCCGTTGCCCGCGCGAGGATCGAGGCTGCTGACGATCTCCCCGATGCCGAACTGCACGACGGAGTGACCGTCAGGCAGCCAGGCGGCGCGGGAGAGCATGCGGACGAGAACGGGTTTCATTAGCTGACGGCGCCCGTCGTGACGGTCTTCGCGTTCGCGGGATCGCGATCGCTGAGGGTCAGGACAGCCATGAGGCTGACGAACGCGCTGACGGTGCCGGTCGCGTCGAGGAGGACGCGAAGGTACCGCTTGCTGCCGACGACACCGACGGCGGCGACGTTCGCGGTGACGGCGTTCTGGAGGGTCGGCATCGTACCGCGGAGGTTCGCGGCGGCGACGTCAGTGTAGGAACCGGCGGTGCCGGGCGTCGCGGATGCCTCTTGGACTTTGATGACGATGTTGTTCGAACCGGCGCTCGCGGTGACGTCCGAGTACGTCGCGACGATATCGACGGCATCGAAGCCCTGGAGGTCGAGGTAAACGCTGCTGGTGTCCGCCGTGACGGCGGCAGCTGGCGCGAGGAGTTGCACGTACTTCTTGCTGGTGACGGTCTCGCGATTCATGCTCATCTCCTATCAGCTCGCCGCGATGTCCATCAGCTTGAACGCCTCGAAGTTGAGGACGTCCCCGCCGACGCGCTTCGTGGTGTAGAACTCCACGTGCGGCTTCGCCGAGTACGGATCGCGGAGGATGCGGATGCCGAGGCGATCCACGATGGTGTAACCCTGACGGAAGTTACCGAAGCCCGCGACGACAGCGCCGCCGGCGATGTCCGCCATGTCTTCGAACTCGACGATCGGGTAACCGGCGAGGGTGGCAGGCTGGTTCCCGAAGCCGGGTGCCCACATGAACTGCCCGGTGCCGGCACCGCCCGACTCGTCGCGGATGGTGCGGATGACCCCGACGGTTGCGCGGTTCATCACCCAGACGCTGCCGGGACGGTACGCGGCTTTGAGGGCGTAGATGATGTTGTAGATGCCCTCGGCGGCGATCGTCGCGGCGTCGAGGGACGGGATGCGTTCAATCGTGCCGCGGGTGGTGCCGTCCGCGTAGGTGGTGAACCCGCGGGGTTGCCCGACGCCGTTACCGTTGACGAACGCGAGGTTCTCGGTGCGCGCGAACTTGTCCGCAACTTTGCGGCTGATCCACGCTTCGATGTCCACCGCGCTGTCGTCGAGGAGCTTCTGCGTCGCGCGGGGGTTCGCGTAGAGTTCGTGCGTCGGGATGCGCCACTGACCGAGTTGCGGCGTGGCGGTTTCGGCGCGGGAGCCGCGTTCGGCGACCCAGGCGGCGGCAGCTTCATCGCCGTCGAAGAGACCCTCGAGAGCGTCCGTGCTGATGGTTTCGACGGTCGCGACCTGCCGCATCGGGCTGGTTTCGTAGACGACCTCGATGATGCGAGCGGACTGTTGCGGGGTGACGAGGTACCCGCCGTCCGGATCGGAATCCACGCTGAGCGCCTTCTGGTGCTGCTCGAGGATGTCGCGTTCGTGCGCGGTGAGGCGCTGCTCGCCGCGGCGGAGGTACTTGACGAGGACTTCGCGGGCGGGATCGGAATCCTTCGCGATCGGCGCGTTCGCGGTCGTGCGGAGCGCCTGCGCTTGGGTTTCCTTGAGTTGGTCGGTGAGTTCGTCGATGCGGGCGTTCAGTTTGGTGAAGGTCTCGCGAGCGAGGCCGTCCGCCTTACGCCATTCACCGAACTCGGTCGCGCGCTGCTGCAGGGTCGCGATGGTTTCCTGCAGTTCACGCTGGAGGTTTTGAGTGTCCACGCTGGTTCCTTTCATTGGTGCTTGAGGAGTTCTTGCGCTTGCCTGAGGGCGCGGGACAGGACCGTGCTCTCTGATGCGCCGGCTGGGGGCGCTGGTTCCAGTGTTGCACGAACGGAGCGTAGCAGTCGCGTTAGTTCGATCTGCGCGTCGATGCTCTTCTTGAGCTCCGCGATGGTGTCACGCAAGTCCGTGAGGATGGGGTCGGCTTTCACGGCGGTGATCACGGCAGCTTCGTTCGCCGGGAACGTCACCATGCTGTATTCCCAGAGGCGTACTTCGCGGAAGACGCGCGCTTGCCGTTCCTCGTCGTACATGGCGGCGGCTTGCCCGTCCTCAGCCATGCGGGGGACGGTGAAGCCGATGCTCATGCCGCCGAGAGCGCCAGCTTTCGCGAGCGCGTACGCTTCCTGCGCCTTCTGGACGGGCATGACGAGTTGCGCCATGACGCGAAGGCCGTTCTCGTCCTCGGTCATGGATTTCGTGACGCCGATCGGCATCGCGGCGTCATGCTGCCAGAGGACGGGCACAGCGCGGTTCTTCGCTTGCCAGGAGCGGATCGTGCGACGGAACGCGCCGGGGGCGATGATGTCACCCTCCGCGTCGATCACGTTGAAGACGCTGGCGTACCCTTCGATCATTCCGTCTTCACTGACGGCTTTCACTTGGAACTCGAAGCTGCGACGCAGCAGGTCACTCATGGTTCTTTCTCCTCGTAGAAGACGGCGCATCGGCATTGAATGACGTTGCTGGCGCTACCGGCTGGGTCGCCTGGGTACTGGAGTTCCTCGCCGTCGACGATGAAGACGCCGCGAATGTCGGTGCGTTGCCCGTCGGCGGCTCGATGCGCGTCGCGGGTGCGATCGTCACTCGTCGCGATCCACACTTTGTCGAGGTCGAGGCCGGTCGCGAGCGCGGCATCTTGACTGCCGCGATTCGTCGCGCGGATCGTTTCGGTGCGTGCGATGACGAGTGAGCGGTTCGGGATGATCTGCTCGAGTTGCAGGCGGTCGATGAGTTCAGCAATGTTCGGCATGCTGAGTCCTTCACCGACGCCGATGCCGATCAATCCGGCGAGCTCGTCGAGAGTGGTCTTCTGGACTTGCCCGACGAGTTTCGCGGTGTGATTCACGGCGGCTTCGAGCGACTGCTGGAAGTAGATGCCGAACAGGAGCCGCCAGAGGTTCATGTTCACTTGCGGTGCCTGCTGGCGTTCGAGGCGTTTCCCGGTGAGTCCCTGGTAGGCGTCCTCGCCGCCTGCGTACGTGATTGCAAGAATCCACGGTAGCAGGTCGTCGGCGAGTTCCTGTTCGGTGAGGAGTGCTGCGGGGAGTTTGATGAGCGCATCCGCTGGGCTTTTCGCGGAGTTCATCGCGGTGCTCACGCGAGCGCGTTGCCGTTCGAACACGCTGCCGATGTGCTCCGCGAAGCGGTTCTCCCATTGGATCTGAAGGCGTGTGCGGGCACGCTGGTATTCGCTCGGGTTGTCGCGGGCGAGGAGGATGCGTTGCTGGTCGTCCTCTTGCTTGGTGCTGCGGCGTTCGCGGGCTTCCTCGCGTTCGATGATCGCGCGTGCCCAGCGTTGTCCGGGGTCGCCTCCCCAGAGTGCCCATGCGATGCGGCCGGCGCTTGGGTACCCGTCCTCGCCGGGGTTGAAGCCGGTGCCTTGCTTGTCGACCTCGTGCCGCGCGAAGTAGGAGTTCATGCGGCGGACGGTGTCGATCGGTAGGTTCCGGCCGTTGCTGATGTCCCTGGCGCGGGCGACGCCGACTTCGGTGCCGCCTCGACCGTACTCTTGTCGCCATGCGAGACCGCGTCGTGCTTCGTCACGCATGCCGCTCGTGACCGGGTACGACTTCGTGAGCATGCGGAGTTCGACTTGCTCGTCGAGGTCGTCGAGGGTGTCGTCGAGTTCGTCGTCGGGAATCTCCTCGATCTCGTCCTCGTCGTCGGGTGGCATTGCGACACCGCCGCCGGCGGGTGCTGCGAACTCGTCACCGTCATCGACGGGTTCGTACCCGAGAAGGTGCCGGGCTTCGTTGCGGGTAATGAAGCCGGTCTTGTACCCGATCTCCGCTCGCGTCCAGAGGCTTTCTTGGTCTTCGCTGAGGCTCGAGTAAGCATCGCGATCGTACGCGAGTCGCACGTTCGGACCGTAGAGGGGAGCGAGCCAGGCGTTGAGTTCCTCGGTGAGGTACTCGATGAATGGCAGGACGGTCGTGATCGTGAGGGATCTGAGTGCTTGGCGTTGGTTCTCGAACGTGCCCTCGGACAGTCCCGTGATGACGGGGTGAACGCCGAAGGCGGCGTGAATCTGACGAGCAGCGTCCTCCTGCCCGGCGAGGAAGTCTAGGTCGCGGGGGCTCAGGCCGAGTTCCTGCCAGGTGGTGCCGTCCTCGACGAGCATCGGGCGGCCACGACGCGCCATCGCGGCAGCATCATCGAGCTGCTCACGCAAGCGGCTGAACTGCTGATCGGTGAGCCGCTGGTTCGTCACCCAAGCGCCGGAGGGTCGAGCTCCGTTCTGGATGAGCGCGAGGTTGTGCGCCTGCCCACCGTTGAAGGTGTCGATGCCGCGCGCTGCCGCGGCGAGGGGCGACAATCCGTACCAGTCATCGCTCGGATTCCACTTCTTCAAGTGCCGAATCTGCCAGGAGTCGTACCGAAGTTTTTGTCCACCGACCTCGTACTCGTACCCTCGAATCAGCGTCTGCGGATCGGGAATGACACGCATCCGATCGGGTCGTTTCACCCACAACTCGACGGGTGGCCGGTTCGGGAGACCGACTCTCTCGATGTACGTGTTCCCTGCCGTCTCGATGAAGCCGATGACGGCTTCGAGGAAGCTGCTGCTGGACTGCTGCGGGTTCGGGCGTTTCATCAGGTCGAGGAGCGGATGACGATCGGCTTCCTCGTCGTTGACGAAGACCATCCACTTCGTGTCGCGTGCCATGCGGCTGATCCAGCCGACGCAAGCGTACGCCCAGACGGCTTGCTCGTAACCTTCGCGGATGAGGGCATCGAACCGGCGGGGGGTCCAGATGGCATCTTGTCCGCGGACCGCTTCGACTTCGATGCGGGTCGCTGCGCTCGCTTTCGTTTCCGTCACGTCACCTCGAAGGCGACGCAGAAGGTTGAGCATTATAGGCTCCTGACGCGCGGGCCGCTTCCGGCTGCGCTGACTTGATTGTAAGCGTACGCTGCAGCGTCGACGAGGTCATCGTGCTTCCCGACAGGGAAGCTGAGGAGTTCATCCTCGTACTCTTCGAGGGCTTCCTCGTGCCATACGAGTCCTTGTTCGTAACGGACTGCGAGGGGTAGGAAGCGCGTGAGTTTGTCCTTGTCGGGTTTGATGCCGATGATCGGGAGGGTGCTGTCGCGGAGGAGTTGCTCGACGACGGCTGCCTGGTACTGCACGCTTTCGATCGCGATGATGGCGGGCTTGTAGCGATGCGCGAGCGCGCGAATGAAGTCCACGCTTCCTTGGAATCCGGCGCGGGTGCGGCTGGCGTGAACGACGTGAATGTTGTCTTGGTGTTTTCCGAGGATGACGGCGGCGGTGTAGTCCGCGTCGGTGCGTTTGCTGATGGCGAGGTCGACGCCCATGACGAGGGTCATGCCGGCGGGGGCGGGTGCGTGCTTCAGCCATTCGCGGCGGACGGTGGCGCCTTGCATGTCGACGAACTCGGCGAGGTACTCCTGCTGGTACACGAGGCTGGGGAGTTCCCGTTTGGCGGTGTCGAGTTCGGTGGCGCTGATGAATGGGTTGAGGCTGGTGGGGAGTTGGTGACTGATCCAGTCGGGGTCGTTGCTGCGTCCGCGGTCGAAGAGGGTGCGGAAGTAGTTTGCGCCTTTGGGCGTGCTGGCGAACCAGGCGCCACCGCGGTAGTCCGTGAGGGTGGGCCTGATGGCTTCGAGCCATTGCCGCTCTAAGCGGGAGGCCATGGCGGCTTCGTCGACGGCGATCGCGGCGTACTTCCTGCTTCGTCCTGGGTCGTCGGTGTTGTGGAGAGTCCAGAACTCGAGGGTGCCGCCGGTGATGAGCTCAAGGCGTTTCTTCTGCTGGTCCTTGTGTCGAATGACGGGTGTGAGGAGGCGTACGGCGTCACGCCAGGCTTCGTCGAAGAGTTTCTCGTTCGGTGCGAACCAGGCGCATGGGCGGCCGGTGAGGAGGACGGGAATGAGGCGATCGAGTAGGAGGACGGTTTTCCCGAAGCGTCTTCCGCATGCGAGGACGTTGAAGCGGCGTGCCTCACTGACGATGCGTGCCTGCTCGCGATGCAGTTTGGGCAGCTGCAGGTTGACTTTCGGCTTAGGTTTGTTCTTCGGTGATCGGTTGCTGCTCAACATACGTCACCTCGATCTGCATGCCGCCGGAGTGTTCGACTTGATCGTTGGTGAGGCCAAGGAGTTTCGCGAGGTTCATCGCGGCGGCAATCCGCGCGCTTGAGTGCGTGTCGGGTCCGTCGCCGTTCATTTCGGATTCGAGTCGGTGGATGATCGCGCGGGTGCGAGCTTCTAGTTCTTGGATGCGTTCGCGTTCGTTTGCGCGGTGCGTGTCGAGCATTTCTTGCTCGAGGTTCCGTCCGAGTTGGTCCTTGAGGTAGGCGATGCGTGCTGCGACTTCGGGGCGGCGACTGAGGATGCTGCCTTGGCTGGCGGGGGTGGTGCTGTTGTAACCAGCTGCGTTGTACGCTCGCGTTTTCGTTTCGCCGCTCGCGACGGCGCGTGCGAAGTGCTCGTGCCGAATGTTTAGGAGCGGTTGACTTGCGTCCATGCGGTTAGGGTAGCACCTCGAGTCGGTACCGCCGCTCAGCGATGTTGAGTGCGGTGAGTTGCGCTTGCGCTTGCTCGCGGGTAGGGTGGCAGCCCATCACGCGACCATCGTCGTCTTTGATGACGCAGTATTGGTTCCGGCGGTTGACGATCGAGTACGGCATCGTGGCTCCTCGGGGGTGAACGATGAGTGCCAGCGGTTTCCCGCTGGCACTCGCCGCTGGTCATGCAAGCCGATCATGGCTGTCCTCTTTGAGGACTGGTGGGTCGGGGGTAGCGGTGGTTTAGGCGCGGGATTCCTCCCGCAGTCCCCGACCTGCAGGGAGTCTAGCACAAGATCGAGGCGTCTCCCGCGGTACCGGAAGACGCCTCGATGCGTTCGACGGGGCTTAGGTGCTTGGCGGCTCCTCCCGACGAACGCTGAGCGCAAGTCTAGCACGCTCCCGTTTCAGTTGCTGTTCGGGTGGTACGTAGCGATGGTCGCGATCACTCGCTCGTCTAGACTCACGGCGGCTCGATGAATGCAGATGCGATCGATCTGACTGTCATCGAAGCCGAGGACGGGAGCGATCGCGTCGATCAGGATCTTCTCGCGATTCGCGATATCGAACCTCCGAGCGTCCGGCGGATGGAGCACCAGCGTGACGGCGATCCGATCGGTCGCCGTGAAGATCGGCGTGGGATGCACTCGCTTCGTGAGCACCTGCGCGAGTAGCGCGTAGTTCCGCGCGTTCTGGCTTTTGATTCGACGGGTACCCGTCGCGGTGCGGACGGTCGCGTAAGCGTGATTGCTGGTGGGTGGCCACGGGAGCGTGAGGGTGGTTGTCATGCCGCGTTCTCCTCGAGCGTGCGGCGAGCGACGACCATCCCGAGGAGGGTGATGCGGTAGCTGTTGAATGGGGTGCGTTGCACGCTTTTCGCTTCGCCGAGGGTGACGAGTTCCTTGAAGGCGCTGAGGTTACGCCAGCCGTTCTGGCGGGGGATGAAGTCCGGCTCGCCGCGCTCGTGACTGAGGTAGAGGTCGTGGAGTGCCTGATCGAGATGCTTGGGTGGGACGGCTTCCTGATTCTCTTGGGTCACTGGAGGATGTCCTTCATCGTGCCGGCGAGGGGGAGGATGTCGATCGTGCGGTAGAAGAACGTTTTGACGCTGCCGAGTTGCATGATCGGGAGGTACCTGAAGCGTTTGTTGTCGGTGAGGGCATGCGCGACTTTGCGGGCGATGTTGTTCGGTTCGTAGTCCGTGCGGAACGTGCGGATGACCTCGTCGATGGTGATGCCGCCGATGATGCTGATCGCTTCGTTGCCGCGCATCCATTCGATGCCGTCGATCGTGACGCGGGGAATGCGGATGGTGGTGGGTTCGGTGTACTTGGGGAGTTGCCCGATGGCGCCTCGACCTTGGTATTGCGCGTGGATGAGGCGTTCGCAGTCGGTGCGGCTGAAGAGTGGGATGGGGTCTTGCATGCGTTCGTGGCCGATGTCGAGGCGACGCATGATCGGGTACCTGGCGCCGTAGAGGCTCCAGATGGTGCCGCGTCGGTAGTGGCTGCGTTCGAGGAGTTCGGGGTGGTGGGCGGCGAGGTGCTGCTTCAGGTAGTGGGTGGTGACGTAGTGGATGCCGTCGTGGGTGTGTTCGTGGATGTTGATGGGGGTTTGTTTGGGGAGGCTGGGTTCGCGTGGCGGTTTGGGTGCGGCGATCGGTTTGGGTGCGCGTGGGATTTTGGGTGGCTTCGGTTTCAGGTGCTTACGGACGGCTGTCGTGTGGCAGGTGACGCTGCAGTATTTGCTGGTGGGTTTGGGTGGTGTGAAGGTCTGGTGGCATTCGAGGCAGGTGCGGGGGTCTCGGTTGTGCTTGCGAACTTGGCCGAGGCGGAGGTTTTGGCGGCCGAGGTTGATGCTGCAGTCGCGGCTGCAGAACTTCCTGCCGGCGCGTTTGGGGGTGAAGACTTTTTTGCAGTGTTGGCAGGTGACGGGTTGGTTGCGTGGTTCGCGTGGTTTGGGTTTGTGGATGGGGTTCGGGTTGCGTTTGGGCGTGATGCGGGTTTTGGGTTCGGGGAGGTTGGGTTGCTCGTGTTGCGGTTGGGTGCGTTGCCGATCGCGGTATTCCTCGGCGCTGGCGATTTGGTCTTCGCGGGAGCGCCAGGTGCCGCGTTGGTGGGTGAAGACGAAGCTGTCGGTGATGTCGCGGTTGTGGATGACGCGGGCGTGGAGGGCTTCGGCGAGGAGGGGGTGTTGTTCGATGGCGCGTTCGAGGGCGGCGGCGGTGTCGATGTCGAAGTGCTGGTAGAGGTTCACCAGTTTGCCTCGTCGCGTTCGATGCGGTCGAGTTGCGCGCGGAGTTCGCGGAGTTCGTTCTTGAGGCCGATGATGTCGCTGTCGCGATCGCCGTCGGTCTCGATTCGGAACTGGCGTGCGTGGCGTTCGTACGCGGCGCGTGCCTTGGTGGCTTCGTTGAGGAGTTCGGTTTGTTCCTTGCCGACGGCGCGGTTCGCTTTCGCTTCGAGGTCGTCGACGGCGGCGAGGAGCTGCTCGCCGTTCGCGCGGAGGCGAGCGTAGTCTCCCTCGCGGTACTGGATTTGGTCCTTGATGGCGCCGGCGCAGCAGGTGGTGCCGGGGTGGTAGATGATGGCGCGGCCGTTCGCGGCGGTGCGTTTGATGACGGTGCCGCAATGCCGGCAGCCTTGGCGTGGGTTGCCGAGGATGCGGATGTCGTCGTGGTAGGTGCTGGTGATGGTCACGTGGGCTCCTTAGTCGAGGGTGATGCTGTCGAGGGGTGTGAGGCCGTCGCGGAGGCTTCGGCGTGGGGTGGTTGTACCAGGTTGCGTGTCGTTGGTGGTGAGGAGTTTGCGGATGTAGGGGATGGGGTGGGTGATGGTGGCGCCTGCTTCGATGACGGTGCGGATGGCGAGTTCGGTTCTGTGGTCGGTGTTGGTGCGGGCGAGGTTGAGGAGTTGTTCGGCGATGCTGGCGAAGGCGGTGGGTTTCCAGTCGTAGATCGATTGGAGGTCGGTGAGGGCTGCCCAGACGCGGGGGTGCTGCTGAGAGAGGAGGCTGCCGGCGTTGCGGGTGGCGCGGCGTCGTTCGGCTGCTTGTAGGGCGTGTCGGACTTCTGGGTCATCCCCTAGGCTTGTCATTCCCGGCGTGTCGGTTGCGGTGAGGTTCGCGGGTTCCGGGGGGGTAGGGGGGGTTTTAGGTTCAATGTCTATTCCATGACTATTCTCGGTAGGTCTGTGGGGACCCCATGGGGTTCCGTGTGAACCGGGGGGGGTTC